AGAACCTGAAGCATAATGAACCTTATTGAGAAAGCTATACTTGAATGGTCATATAGAACCAAAAAAGGATACCCTGATCTAAACAATGAAGAAGATTTGAGGGTATTTGAGTCTTTGTTTGGCTTTGATCCAACAGTTACAGAATTGAAAAAATTAGATTACGACGTTCTTACTCCTAGAGCTCAAGAGATAGCTCAAGAGTTAATAGACTTATTAAAGATAAATAAAGAACAGATTATACCATCTTCTAAAACTAGTATTGTTATATATGATGCAAATAGAGAAATACTATTTGACAAAATTCAAGACTCAGGACAGTTTGGTAAAGCTACTCAAGTTAGAACCGGTAATTGGAAAAAAGATGGAGTAACAATTATAGTTAAACCCACAGGAGCTAAATCAGGAGAATTTTTTGAATTAAAACCTCAACAGCTAGGAATTACGTTAGATAAAAAAATACCGTTAACACAGTTGAGAGATGAATTAGTAAAAGGAGTTAAAAATAATTCTATACTAACAGATGTTCAAAAAAGAGCATTAATGTATGCTTTAACAGATACTGAAGCACTTTCAGATAATGAAAGAGAGCAGTTGGCAAATGAAAATGGATTCTTCAACGAAGTAAATAAAAACTTTGGTGAACCTCATGGTGCACTTCTCTTTGGATTAGAAATAGGTGCAGACTCAGCTGAATTTCCTGCCGCAGGTAACTATCCATTAATAGATTATATTTTATATAGAGGAGACGAAAGAATACAAGTTAGTGCTAAGGCTGATAAAACTATGGGTAATACTGTAAAGTATAATGATGTAGTTAGGTTAGTAGATTTAGCCAACGGAGAAGTTCCTTCTAAAATAAGAGAATTTACAAATATTATTACTAATAACAAAGTTATTACTGGAGCATTTGAAGCTATAGATAAGTTTGGAAGTTTAGAGCTTAAAAAAGCAGTAGAAGGGTATAAAGAAAAGTATCCTGAATATCCTAAAATTGGTAATAAACCTGAGGATAGAGAAGCACATGCTGATAGAATAGCAATAGAAAAAGCATTTGTAAAAGATCTTAACACAGACCCAGAGTTTAATTTTAATGAACTCTTTAATAACTTTGTAGAAGTTAAATACGTTAAGTACTTTTTAGATTCTAAAGATTTAAAAGGTAAGACAAGATTAATTGACGCTGGTAATTTTAACGTTAGACATCACTCTAAGAATAGCCCCGGGCATGATAGTGATAAGTTAGGATTAGCAGTTTCAAAAGCTAAATAGTTATGAGCCAAGACATAAAAAAAATAATCGCACAAGAGTATATCAAGTGCGGAAAAGATCCGGCATACTTCATGAAGAAGTATTGCTATATACAACACCCTACACGAGGTAGAATCTTATTTAACCTATACCCCTTCCAGTCTAAAGTACTACACTTATTTAGAGATAATCAGTTTATTATAACTCTTAAGTCTAGACAGTTAGGTATATCTACCTTAGCTGCCGCCTATAGCTTATGGTTAATGTTATTTCATAAAGATAAAAACGTACTTGCTTTGGCAACTACTCAAGCTACTGCTCGTAACCTAGTTACTAAGACTATGTTTATGTACGATCAGCTACCTAAGTGGTTAAGAATACAGGCACTTGAGAAAAATAAATTATCACTAAGGTTAAAAAACGGTTCAAGAATAACAGCTAAATCATCTAATGCAGATGCTGCACGTTCAGAAGCGGTATCATTGCTATTAATAGATGAGGCTGCCTTTATCGACAATATTGAAGAGACCTTTACTGCTGCACAACAGACCCTGGCTACCGGTGGTCAATGTATGGCCTTGTCAACTCCTAACGGTATTGGTAACTGGTTCCATCAAACATGGGAAAAAGCAGAAACAGGAGAGAACTCATTTTTACCTGTTAGACTACCATGGACTGTTCACCCTGAAAGAAATCAGGATTGGAGAGAACAACAAGATAAAGATTTGGGCCCTAGAATGGCCGGTCAGGAATGTGATTGTGACTTCCTAGCATCCGGGGATACGGTATTTGAACCTGACGATATGAAATTCTACGAAGAAACATATCAAAAGGATCCAATGGAAAGAAGAGGTGTAGACGGTAACCTATGGGTATGGGAAGGTGTAGATTATACTAAATCTTATATGGTTGTAGCCGACGTCGCTAGAGGTGATTCAACTGACTATTCTGCATTCCATATATTCGATATAGAGACCTGTACTCAAGTAGCTGAATATAAAGGTAAACTTTCACCAAAAGATTTCGGTAACGTTTTAGTAGGAATAGCATCAGAATATAATGATGCACTATTAGTTGTTGAGAACGCTAATATTGGCTGGGCTACAATAGAGCAGATACTTGAAAGAGAATATAGAAATATTTACTATAGTTCAACCTCTAATATGGAATCAGTAGAGTCATATATGAGCAAGTATGAAAGAGACAAGTTAGTTCCCGGCTTTACAATGTCTATGAGAACTAGACCTTTAGTCATTGCTAAGATGATCGAATACATTAGAGAAAAGTCCGTTACCATTCAATCTAAAAGATTAATGAGTGAAATGAGAGTTTTTGTTTGGAAAAATGGAAAAGCTCAAGCACAAGATAGATACAATGATGACCTTTTGATGGCATGTGCAACTGCACTTTATGTTAGAGATACAGCTCTAAAACTAAGACAGCAAGGAATGGACTTAGCAAGAGCACAATTATCATCATTTACTAATCTAAATGCAAGAAACCAAGCTGTTATGAGAAATGTTGGAAATCAGAGAGAAAATCCTTATCTTATCAAGACGCCTGGCGGTGAAGAAGATATCTCCTGGCTATTAAAGTAGACTATTTATATTTAAATTATATATCCTATGGCGGATACTTCATTATTTGGTAGGTTAAGACGACTATTTTCTAACGACGTTGTTATTAGGAATATAGGAGGAGACCAGCTTAAAGTAGCTGATGTTAATTCTATACAAGGAACTGGTAAATATGAAACTAATTCCTTAGTGGATAGATTTAACAGACTCTACGTTTACAATAATGTTAACGTTTATAATCCTAACCTTAACTACCAAACACTTAGAGTACAATTATATTCAGATTACGAAGCAATGGATACAGATCCTATTATTGCTTCTGCACTTGACATTATATCAGATGAAACTGTAATTAAAAATGATCAAGGAGAAGTTTTAGCAATTAAATCTTCTGACGAAAATATTCAAAGAGTGTTATACAACCTCTTCTATGACGTATTAAACATTGAGTTTAATTTATGGTCATGGACACGTAATATGCTAAAATACGGAGACTTTTTCTTAAAGCTAGAAATAGCAGAGAAGTTCGGAGTATATAACGTGTTACCATATACTGTCTACCATATGATTAGACATGAAGGTAATGATCCTGAGAATCCATCTAAAGTTACATTCCAACTAGAACCAGACGGTATTACTGCAGCATCAGATCCTAACTACAGAAAGAACCCCAATCAAAGATCTATAACTTTTGATAATTACGAGATAGCTCACTTTAGATTATTATCAGATACATCTTACTTACCTTACGGACGTTCTTATTTAGAGCCTGCTAGAAAGATTTATAAGCAGGTTAATCTAATGGAGGATGCAATGCTCATTCATAGAATAATGCGTGCACCTGAGAAGAGAATGTTCTATATTAACGTTGGTTCTATTCCACCAAACGAGGTTGAACAGTTCATGCAAAGAACTATCAATCAAATGAAAAAGACTCCATATGTAGATCAAAATACAGGGGAATACAACCTTAAGTTTAATATGCAAAATATGATGGAAGACTTCTATCTTCCAGTTCGTGGAGGTGATACTTCTACTCGTATTGAAACTACTAAAGGTTTAGATTACGACGGTACTACAGACGTACAATACTTACAGTCTAAGTTATTTGCTGCTCTTAAGATTCCAAAAGCTTATTTTGGATATGAAGGTGACCTACAAGGTAAAGCTACATTAGCAGCAGAAGATATTAGATTCGCAAGAACTGTAGAAAGAATTCAAAAGATAATGGAATCAGAGCTTACTAAGATTGCTCTGGTACATTTATACACGCAAGGCTTTACAGGAGAGAGTTTAACTAACTTTGAAATTAAGCTTTCAACAGCATCTATTATTTTCGACCAAGAAAAAGTAGCTTTACTAAAAGAGAAGGTAGATCTAGCTGCTCAAATGACCGATACCAAAATGTTCTCTTCAGATTACATCTATGAGAATATATTTGATATGTCTGAAGATCAGTATATGGAAGAAAGAGAGCTTGTTAGAGAAGATACTAAGAGAGCCTTCAGATTAGCTCAAATTGAAGGAGAAGGTAATGATCCTGCTAAATCAGGAGTTACTTACGGTACACCTCATGACTTAGCTTCTATGTACGGTAGACGTTCAGTTGCTACTCCAAAAGGTGGTGAACCAGGTTCTGTACCCGATGGATACTCAGAGCTTGAACCTGAGAAGGAACAAGAATGGGGTCAGCCAGGCCCCGAAGGAGGTAGACCTAGAGAAAAAGCTTCTGTCTATGGAACTAACGATAATCCAATGGGAGGCCGTGATCCACTAGGGGTGCATGGTATGCATGGAGGATTTCCATCAGATAATGAAAACGTAATGGAAAACTCTTCTACTAAAGCTGTCTACTACAAAAACAAGGAAGCTTTAAAGAATATAGTATTTTCTAATGATAATGCTAAAGAGCCTGAGCTCCTAAACGAAGACAACATCAAGGATTTAGGTAACTAGTGCATATTTATAATAGTAAACGTGTATAATGAAGATAAAACATTCAAAGTATAAAAATACAGGACTTATCTTTGAACTGCTTGTTAAGCAAATAGCTGCTGATACTCTCAATAATAAGGATTCAGCTGCTGTTAACATTGTTAAGAAGCATTTCACCGGTAAGGGTGCTCTTGTAAGAGAGTTTAAACTATATGAGTTTATACTAAAAAATAAAGGAATAGGACAGCAAAAAGCAGAAACTATTCTATCAACAATTACTGAAATTTCAAGAAAAATAGATCAGAAGTCTCTTAAGGCTCAAAAATATGATCTTATTTCTTCAATTAAAGAAAGCTATAATCTAGATGAATTTTTTGCAATTCAAACACCAGATTATAAAGCATTAGCCTCATTATACTGTTTACTTGAAGCTCAAAATAATTATGAGATAGTTGATCCTAAGTTTTTAATTAACTTTAAATCTACTTTATTAGAGCATCTAACAACACAGAAACAAAATGCAGAGGACGTAAAAGATTCGTTAATCGAAGAATATTCTAAGTATGACAAAGATCTTAAATTATTAACATTTAAAATCTTATTAGAGAAATTTAACGACACTTATAAAGATTTACTTCCTGAGCAAAAAAATATTTTAAAAGAATTTATTACATCAGTCAACTCTACAACACGTTTACGCAATTTAGTTAACGAAGAACTTAGTAAGATAAGTGACATCGTTAATAAGTTATCTAGTAAAGTTAAAGACGAAGTAGTAAAGATTAAATTAGATGAAGTAGCTAAAGCAATTGTTCCTATCTCAAGCAAGGACAAAGTCTCAGATACTCATTTAGTTAACCTTATGCAATATTACGATTTAGTTAACGAGCTTAAATCTCTTTAATATGAGGAGAGCTGATCTTGTCCAACTAGTTAGAGAAGTACTGCATGAATTAGATGAAGCAAATACGTCTGGAGCCACTCCTGGGTATCATACACCCTTTGCGTTTGGTAAAGATAAAAGAGCAAAAAAAGCACTTAAAAAACAAGGATACAAAGAACTATAATGAGACAAGTAACCGCAAATGAAAAATATAGAGCTGCTAAAAACGGTATTTTAGCAGAATCAGAATTCGTTAGACAAATGAAGCTAGCGTTTCCTCAATTTCTGACATCTTTAAACGGATATAAGGATACAGTTCAAATTCTAAAGAACTACAATATCTTATCTGAAGATCACAAAAATGATGATTATGCAAATATTTCTGATGACTCTATTAGAAGAGGTCTAGATGTAGAAATTGCTGCATTAGGTCATGATCCTGTTACTTGTGAAGATGCTGAGGTACAAGCTAAAGCAAAGGCTAAAGCTATTGCAAATATTAAAAAAGATCCTTTACACTACTATAACTTACTTGCTAAAGAATCATCTAAAGTAGATAAGCACGACAAGTATACCGAAACTAAAAGAGGAGCATTAGAAAAGGATACTTTTAACGGTATGAAAAATGCTACGTTAAAAGAAGCTAAACTGATGACAGAAGGTACAAGAGCACTAGTAGGATATCTAGCAGGTAATAGATTAACCACAGCATATAACCATTATGATGGGTATCCTGAAAATCTAGGTAAAGGTCTAGAAGCTCATTACAATGATGACGAAAAGGCAAAAGATATCGCTATGAAAGGCTATATCACTTACCTAGACCCAGAGACTGGAGAGATTGAACAGACACATAAAGACGCTCCTAAGAAGATTACTCTTCCTCAAGACGAAGAAGAATTTGCAAGAGAGATTGCTGAAGAAATCGACGGTATGGCAGCAAATTTTGGCTATATTTGGGACGATAGATCTAATAGATGGGTTACTATTAAGAACACAGGTATCAGTTCTATGATTGATCAAATTATGGAAAAGTTAGGAGACTACGAAGATATGGAAGAAGAAGTAGTAGAAGTAGATTCTACATTAGATCCTTACGAAGATAGAAAAGCTATTTTAAAGCAAGTAATAATGCTTCTCAAAAGAGAAAAAGCAGCTGATACTGATATCATTAAAGACTTCATCAGAACTCATATGGATGATATTCTTAATGCAGCAGACGATCAAGCTATATTAGATGAGTTTGATGAATTTGTTTCTGTAAACTATGAAGCACCTTCTGACTTTATGCAAGAAGAAAAAGCTGATAAAGATCATGACGGTGATGGAGAAGTAGAATCTAAAGAAGACGAATACAAAGGCGTTAAAGATAAAGCCATCAAAAAAGCGATGGGTAAAAAGACTAATGTTAAAGAAGCTGTAAAAAACATTGTTACTAAGGTATTAGAAGAACAAGTATTAAACGAAGCTGCTACTCAAGAATTAGCTAGAATTGCTGATGAGTATGGAGACTTTGGCGGACTTAAATCAGCAGTAATTGACCTACAGAATATAGTAACTGAGATCGAATCTTTCTACGATAAGACAAGAGAGAAGATTCAAAAGACTTATGATGCATTAGGGGAAATTACTAATGAGGAAGGATTAAAAGTAGGAGCATTTATTGCACCTTCAATTGAGAATGCCTTTAGAAAAGATATGAGACATATTATCAAAGGTCAATTTACTCATGGATTAGAATTACCTAAAGTAAGACAAATTTCTCAAGCAGACGTTGATAGAGGGTACGTTCAACAAGAAGCACCTAAAGATACAGTTTTCAGACCTGTAAACGAAAAAAAGAAATAATATGGCACAATTATTAGTAGACGTTACGCCATTCAGACCTACCATTAAAGAATCCAAAAATAAACCTGGAGTCTTTGAAGTTGAGGGTGTTATGCAGAGAGCATCTGCAGAGAATCAAAACGGTAGAGTCTATAAAAAAGAGATTCTAGAAAGAGAATGTAGCAAATACGTTAAAGAGTTTGTTGAGAGAGGTAATGCCTTTGGAGAACTTGATCACCCTGAATCTCCTGTTGTCTCTCTAAAGAACGCTTCACATATAGTAAAAGAGCTATGGTGGAAGGGAGACGACCTTATGGGTAAGGTAGAACTACTAAATACACCTGCCGGAAATATTGTAAAAGAGATTATAAAGGCTGGACACACTATTGGTATTTCATCTAGAGGAACTGGTTCAGTTCAACAAACGAACGAAGGCACTTTAGAAGTACAACCAGACTTTGAATTAGTATGCTGGGACTTTGTATCTAATCCTTCTACTCACGGTGCATTTATGAACCCTGTTGCACTTCAAATATTCTAAGAGCATAATGCAACTATCAAATCTTATTTTAGAGAACGACGAAAGAATTCTTGGTCAAGAGCTAAAAGCAGCTTTAGACAAAGAAATGGAAGATGGTAAGTTAGATGAATCACTTACGGCAGTAGGTATTCTATCATGGGCTTTAGCATCTAATACAGTAATCGATATCCTAGGTAAGTATGCAGCAAAAGTACTAAGAAAAAATAATTTTAACAAAGCTGCAGATAAAGCTCAAGCAGTACACGATTGGGCTCATCATAACGAAAAAGCAATGGTTAATGTTATTGCTCAAGTTATTTCTCCATTTATAAAAGACCAAAATAAAAGAACTAACATTGCAAAAGGTTTATTTATAGCTTTATTAGCTGCTCTAGGATTAAAAGCAGGTATAGGAGCATTGAACGCTATTAGAGGTGCAAATGTAAGTTCTGCAGCTCTATCCTTAACCAAAGGAGCTCTTAAAGGAAGAGATATAGCTAACGTAGGAAAAGAAATTTTAGCGTCGTTAGTGTAGTTTTTGGAAAAGGTATATATTTATATACAAATATACAGTTCCTTATACTGTATCTAAAAAAATTATAACTTCACATTATAGCTCTAAATAGCTATACGAAATCACAAAATTTTTAAAATGGCAAACAAAGATTTATTCAAGCAAGCTATTGCTGAAGCTAAGTCTGTTCGTGAAGCCGCTATCGCTAACGCTAAAGAAGCTTTAGAGGAAACTCTAACGCCTCACCTTAAAGACATGTTAGCTGCTAAACTACAAGAAATGGAAGAAAAATCCGAAGAAGTAGAAGAAGTAGTAAACGAAGTTGAAGAGGAAGTAGAAGAAGTAGTAGCTGAAGGAGACGGATTAGAATCAGTTACAGCTGAGGCTGAAGAAGAAGACGAAACCGAGGTTGATTCAGAAGAATCTGAAGACGAGGTAGAAGACGAAATCGAGGATGCTGGCGAAGAAATCGAAGGAGAAGAAGAAATCGACGGTGACGAAGATTTATCTAAACTTTCAGTTGACCAATTCAAAGACATGATCAGAGACATTATTGCTCAAGAGGTAGGCGGAGACGCTCCTGCTGACGATATGGATGCTGGTGATATCGAAGGAATGGGAGATGAAGCTCCAATCGAAGAGCCTGCAATCGACGCTCCTGCAGAGGACGAAGATGAAATCGATCTAGATGAACTTATTAAAGAACTAGACGGTTTAACAGAAGAAGAAGTAGAAGAAGGTAAAAAGAAAGAAGAAGACACTATGGAAGAAGGAGAGAAAGCAGAAGAAGAAACAGGCGAAGAAGACGTTACTGCTAACTCAACTGCAAACCAAGAGTCTGCTGACCATTCTGCTGAAGGTACTAACATTAACAGAACTGTTAACGAAGAATCATCAGACCTAGAAGCTGCATTAGAGACTATCGAAACTCTTAAGAAAGAGTTAAATGAGGTAAACATTCTAAATGCTAAACTACTCTATGTAAACAAAATCTTTAAGGCACAAAACCTTTCAGAGTCTCAAAAAGTAAACGTTATTGCTGCTTTTGATAAAGCAGAGACGGTTAAAGAGGTAAAATTAGTTTACGAAACTGTTGCTGATAACGTAGGGACTAAAAAAGAAACTACAATAAAAGAACACAAAGGATCTGCATCTAAAGCTACTGGTACAACAGCTAGTAAACCAGAAGTAATTGCAGAAGTATCTGATGCTGTTCGAAGAATGCAAAAATTAGCTGGAATTATTAAATAATTTTATTAAATAGACTTAAATCATGGAAATCAATTCACTATTAGAAAGTGCTAACGGCTACAAAAGCTTACAAGCTGATGCCAATAGACTTGCTGAAAAATGGTCTGCTTCTGGATTGCTAGAAGGTCTTGGTGAAAAAGAAACTGCTAACATGGCAATGATTCTTGAAAACCAAGCTAAGCAAATCGTAGCTGAGGCCAACACTGGTAACGTAGGTGGTGCATCACACGGTGGTGGACAGGGTGAGCAATGGGCTGGAGTAGCTCTACCTCTTGTAAGAAAGGTATTCGCTCAAATCTCTGCTCAAGACTTTGTATCTGTACAACCAATGAGCTTACCATCAGGACTAGTATTCTACCTAGACTTCAAATATGGAGACACTAACGGTGGAAGAACTGACCAAGAGAATATGTACGGTAACGTAACAGAAGGTTCAACTAAAATGACTAAAGACACTGATCCTTCAGGAGGTCTTTACGGTGCTGGACAATTCGGTTACTCTTTCAACGAAGTATCTTCTTCTTTAGCTACAAGTGCAGCTACTGCATCTTGGGCTCAAGTAGGATATGACGGAGACTTAGACACTGGTTCATTCGGTGCTGTATCTGTAACTATTCCTGCTGCTAGCAACGCTGATCATTTAGCTGCTAGATCATTTAGATTATACTCTGGTTCAACAGATATTACTTCTAATCCAGAATTTACTACTGCTGTAAAAGCTTCTAACGGTAACGTAACTGTAACTTTCGTAACTGACGGTGCAGATTCACTTGCTGACTTAGGAACTGAGAAAGTATTATTCTCTAAACAACCAGTAGAAAACGACAGAGGTGACTTCGAAGCTGCTTCTGATAGAGCTGTAGAAAACCTTAACATCCCAGAAATCGATGTTAAACTACAAAGTGAGGCTATCGTTGCTAAGACTAGAAAGTTAAAGGCACAATGGACTCCAGAATTCGCACAAGACCTTAACGCATATCACTCAATCGATGCTGAGGCTGAGTTAACTTCATTGTTATCTGAGTACATCTCTATGGAAATCGATCTTGAGATCTTAGATATGCTTATCTTAGAAGCTAACACTACTGAGAAATGGTCTGCTGAGAATAACAGAGTATGGAATGGTACAGCTTGGGCTGCTGCTACTTCAGACTTCTATAATACTCAAGGACAATGGTTCCAAACTTTAGGAACTAAAATCCAAAAAGTATCTAACAAGATTCACCAAAAAACTTTGAGAGGTGGAGCAAACTTCCTAGTATGTTCTCCTTCAGTAGCTACAATCCTTGAATCAATTCCTGGATATGCTGCTCAAACAAACGGTGATCAAGAGCAATTTGCAATGGGCGTACAAAAAGTAGGTGCGTTAAATAACAGATTCCAAGTTTACAAAAACCCATACATGACTGAAAATACAATCTTGATGGGATATAGAGGAAGCCAATTCCTTGAAGCTGGTGCTGTTTATGCTCCTTATGTACCATTGATGATGACTCCTCTAGTATACGATCCAGAATCTTTCACTCCAAGAAAAGGTTTAATGACTCGTTATGCTAAGAAGATGATCAGACCTGAATTCTACGGTAAAATCCACGTTTCTGACATTACGTCAATCTAGGATATAACCATTAGAATATAATTAAAGGAGGCTCGTTTTACGGGCCTCTTTTTTTTTGAATATATCTTAAGAGATTGACTACTATTTATATAAAACTAAAGTAAATGGCGAACGTAACTACATGGAACGGTACAGCAACCTTCACAGCTGGAGATACACCTTTCGGATTTTATGATAGCGATACTGACTTTCAAACTGATGCTGAAAAAGTAGCAAAGTTCTGTGGTACTCGCTTAGGTTATCCGTTAATGGATGTTGAATTGCAAGAAGAATCTTTCTTTACTTGCTTCGAAGAAGCTGTTACTACATACGGTAATGAAGTATTTAACTTTAAGATTAGAGAAAACTACTTAAATTTAGAAGGTTCTTTGACTGGTAGTTCTATGAACAATCAATTAACTGATCCTACATTAAACCGTATCATACAAATATCAAAACATTACGGTACTGAAGCCGGAGTAGGAGGTAATGTAACCAAATACTCAGGTTCACTAGCTATAACATCATCTCAGCAATCATATGACTTAGACCAATGGGCTATTGACAACGGTATTACCGGGTCTATTGAGGTTAGAAAGGTATTCTACGAAGCACCACCAGCAATCCAGAGGTATTTTGATCCTTATGCTGGTACAGGTACAGGTATTCAATCATTAATGGATACTTTTGGCTTTGGATCTTATTCTCCAGGTATAAATTTTATGCTTATGCCTGTATCGTATGATGTAGCTTTAATGCAAGCTATAGAATTAAATGATCAAATAAGAAAATCACATTATTCTTTTGAATTAGTTAATAATCAACTAAAATTATTTCCAAGACCAACTTCTTCCGGTAGTATTTGGTTTGAATATTATAAGAATGATGATAAAAGTGCTATAAACTATAATAAAAGTGATAAGCTTATTACAAATGTAGGTGAAGTACCTTATAGTAATCCTATATATTCACAGATTAACAGTGTAGGTCGTCAATGGATATTTAAATATACGCTAGCTTTAGCAAAAGAAATGTTGGCTTACATTAGAGGTAAGTACCAAGTTGTACCTGTTCCTGGCTCTGAGGCTACTTTAAACCAAGCAGACCTCTTAACTGATGCAAGAACAGAGAAAACTGACCTTATAGCTAATTTACGTGAAATGTTAGACCAGACATCACGTGGGAAACAGTTAGAAGCACAGGCTAAAGAAGCAGAAGACGTACAAAATACGTTAAAAACTATTCCAATGACAATTTACGTAGGTTAATGAAATTATCACACATAATATTAGAGTTAGAGTATAAGACCTACGAAGCAATGGTACAGGTACAGTATGGGGATGACGGTGTTGAAGGGTATGATGACGCTCTACGTGCTTTACCCGGTGTAACTACAGTAACTAGAGCATCAGAAGACAGTGATAGAGGGTTAGCAACGTATAAAGTAAAGATTATTAGTCAAAAAGATGCAGTAACTGCATTTAAAGCATTCAAAGACAATGCTAAGGCTAAGTACAGTAATATAATCGCTGTTAAAGTAGGCGAACAAACAATAGAAGAGAAGTAATGCTATTCGGATCTAAAAGAGACTTTGATTTACTGGTTAATATTAACCGTGAACTACTACATGACTTAGTAGAACAAGAAATTCTTTATCATAAGTTAAGTTTAGAAGATACTGAGTTTAATTTATACGGAGAATCACTAGATAAGTCTTATTGGACAGCAGTTAAACTCAATTGTTTAATAACTAGAGGAGATCAAGTAGTAGATATACAAGAATTTGGTCCTGATCTAGGAAGAGAAGCTTCTTTTGCTATTATTAGACAAGATCTAGCAGATGCTAGCATACTACCAGAGGTAGGAGACATTATTCAGTGGAGTAATGACTTCTATGAGGTAGATACAGTAAGAGAAAATAGATTATTCTTAGGAAAAGATAATAACTATAGTCTGACTTCATATGGAAGTAGCTACGGTGGGTCTTTATCTATTATTTTAGATACTCACTTAACTAGAGCCGATAGAGTTGGTATATCACAAGTAAGATAATGGCAGGAACTAAACCAGATATTAACGCAGAAGAGACTAATCTAAAGAATAGAGAGCTTCAAGTATCAAGAGCTAACGATAATGTAAGTAATTACAACGTTGGTATTAAGGATATTGATGAATCTATCTTTTATTACTTTAATGAAGTACTAAAACCCCAAGTATCTCAGAATGGTAAAGTAATAAATGTACCTTTGGTATATGCATCACCAGAAAGATGGGCAGCTATGCAAAAAGACGGATATTACCGTGATAAAAACGGTAAGATGCAAGCTCCCCTTATCACTTTCAGAAGAGCATCGATAGAAAAGAATAGAAACTTAGGAAATAAGCTTGATGGTAACAATCCTCATAACTTTGGAGTGTTCGAAAAGAAGTTTTCTAAGAATAACGTATATGATAGGTTTGGTATATTGAATAATAGAGCACCAGAAAAGGAGTATTATGCAGTTGCTATACCAGATTATGTAAATATTGTATATAATTGTGTCATATTTACTGATTATATGGAACAAAACAATAAGATAGTTGAAGGAGTTAACTTTGCATCTGATTCTTATTGGGGAAATCCATCTAAATTTAGGTTTAGAGCTATGATTGATAACTATACTACATCTACTGAATTAGTTCAAGGTAATGACCGTATAGTTAAAACAGAATTTAACATAAATTTACTAGGTCACATAGTAACGGATACAATAAATGCATTACCGTTTAACACAAAAAAGTATTCTAATAAAACAAATTTTAAGATTACTAGTGAAACGGTCAACAAGTCTTAGTATATTTGGCTATTTATACTTAGAGAAGTTACAGTAAGGGTTTTTTACAATAGAATAATAGAAGAGTTAATTGGCCTATGTCAACATTTGTAAGTGAATTATCAGGTTCGCTGATATTTAGATCCGGAAGTTCAGAGCAAACATCTCTGGTACCAAAAGCTAATGCTTTAGCATTAACAGGATCATTAAATATAACAGGATCTTCACTAACTTTTAATGGAAGTGATATTATTTCCCGTATCGTTAACCTAGAAGCAGGTACCGGGGGCGGGGCATCTATTGGACCATTAAATATTCACTCGGCTTCTATTAATAACTTTACATCTTCTTATTATACAGACTCAGCAAGTTTTGATTCTCGAATAGATGCAGTAGAATCAACAACATCAACTAATAGCAGTGCTATAACGCAGTTACAGTCTAACACTAGCTCGTACTTTTCTTCAACCTCGCAGTTAACAGATAGTGGTTTTTTAACCTCTTCTAACTCTTCTATTGTATCTTCATCTGGACAAATTGCAGCTCTTGGATATATTACATCAGCTAGTGTTACTGTACCTGCTGGTACTGTTTCATCTTCAGCACAAATTAGTGCTTTAGGATATATCACAGGTTCTCCTGAGAACACAATTTCATCTTCACAGCAAATTATAGATCTAGGATTCTCTACTGATGATGTAGGAGTATTTATAGAGACTGGGTCATTCTTTGCTACAACAAATGACTTACAAGTAAGCGGATCATTCAGAGTTAGTGGTTCAGTAGCAGCTAATTCATTTATTTCTACAGATGGTACAGGACAGCCAACATTATCATCTAATAGTAATCTAATATTAAGTGCTTCTGATGCAGTTATTATTAGAAACGCATTATTAAGACCAGGTAGATTTACAGATTCTGAAACTGGATCATTAGCAGCTATAGATGGGGACATTTTATTTAATACTTCATCTTATAAATTACAATTTTACTCAGGAAGTGCCTTTTACGACATAGGTGCAAGTAATATTCCTGCAGGAACAATATCATCCTCTCAACAAATCGAGGATTTAGGATTTGTTACCTCATCTGGAGGTCCTTCAACAGATATAACTGCATTAAACACATTTACTGCTTCTTATTATGTAGATTCTGCATCATTTAGCAGCAGAATAGATACAGTTACTGTTGATACTAGTTCATTAGATACAAGAATTACTAGCTTAGAGACATTTAGTTCATCATTAGATACTAATTTTGCTACAGATGCTGAATTATCAGCTTTATCTGCCTCAGCTCATATAGCTAGATTAAATATTACTGCATCTTCAGCAGATACAACTGGACTCTTAACCACAGCTTCGTATCAAATTGATTCAGCATCGTTTGATAGTAGAATAAGTTCAATAAATGCATCAGGAGACACTTCTTTTGATGGAGATAGAATTGTATCTAATGAAGATTTAGGAGACCTTTATACAAACTCATTTAATGCCGGTACAACAGGTAGTATTCAAGACTTTTTAACAGCTGTTTTCTTTAGTTCTTTATTAAATACAGATTTAGTAGGATTAAATACTTTTGCCAATCTTGGACTAAATCCTCTTAATGCTTTACCAAATACTAATTGGTTTGTTAAATATATTACAGGAACATTCCAGTGTAGTGTTTTTACAGCAGAACCTAATGCATTATCATGAATTGCAGCTAATTGTTCTGGAGTAATTGGGTCACCATTATTTTGTGCAAGTTGATCTGCAGCTAACATATTCACTTGTTCATTGTAGCGCAAACCTGCTTCAAGCTTACCTTCAGATACTGCAAAGTTTAATGCTCTTAAATCTCTATAAAAACCACCAAATGTTTTTGCACCCGCAGCCATTAGAGATAATTTATTTTCTGTTCTATTAGCTGCTCTTACTTTATTTATTGCTCTTATTGAGTTTGGTGTAAGTCTATTAGCAAACCATTTACCACCTGCTTTAGTTGTATTATAAAAATCTTTTGCAATATCAGCTCTCTTTACAGAAGTAAGGACAGATAAAGATGGTTTAAATTTTCTAATTCTATTTAATACTTTACTAGCTCTCAAACCTTGTCTTAAGGTACCCAACCAAGCTAAACCAGCACCTGGTGCTGCACCCACTCCTGTTGATGATAAACCAGCAGCAGCACCTAAAATAAGTAATTCTTCTGTTAAGATCTCTCCTAACATACCAATAGAATAACCTAATTGATTAAATGTATTATTTGCAAATCCTGTAAAACCACCCCTTGTTGATTGAGCTATTCTTGTTGATTGCTCAAACTCAGATGCAGATTGAAAATCAGGTGTATCAAAGTAAGGATCTCCACTAAATAAATCAGCTACAGATCTAGGAGCACTAAGATAACCTGCTTTAACACTACCCCATGTTGCATCCCATGTTCTACCAAAATCATCCCAAGCTGTGGAGTTTTCATTGTAGTATTTCTCCATGTCATACATGGGATTAAAACCTAGTTCATTAAATTTAGGATGCATAAAATATCTATCATAATTGACAGCATATTTATTCATCATCATTGGTTCTTTTAAATCCAAATCTTTTTTCAAATCTGGATTCATAACTCTAGGCTCTGCCATTAAGTAATCAAATACATCAGGATCACTTAAATCTAAATTACCTAATGTTACACTGTTTGGTGACTTTGTATATTTCTCAACATCACCACCATATGGGGAAGGGTTTTTCTTAAAACCAGAACTAGCAGCATTATATGTATCAATTAGATTATCAAGTTCAAATCTATCAACTTTTTCAAACTCTGCTAAATCACTATTATCCATTATAAACTCCGGAACAATGTTCGGAGTTTCATCAATAATAGGTTCTAACTTTAAATCTTTATTGTTATCTGTAAATCTATTTTCCACAGTGTATATTTTACTTAGAGGTTTTAAATATAATAATGTACGGAATATACATCATTTACTCAATATAATTTTGTTTTGCTGTATAATCCAATATAGCCATCTGATTTGCAACCCAAGCATCTATGTTAGCTTTGGTTATAGGTTCATTAGTCCTTAGATCTTTTGCTGGCATAAAGTCAACAGTTCTATATTTTAAAACTCCGTCTTTATCTCTGTATGCTTGTGTATAACCATACATATAACCACCATTATCTTCATAAACTTTTAATGAACCTCCATATCTTGATTGATCTAAATACTCAAACATACCATCTTCAGATAAATTAATTTCTTGATCAACCCAAGAGAAATTATAATTATCAGATTTGTATGGACTTATATCACTTTCTTTAGGCACTAAGAAACTAACTTTAGTATAATCATCTATATTATCTAAATCAATAAAATTATCACTATCATCTTTTGCTTTACTACCAGCAATAAAACTATTTAAATCATCTCTTGGTATGCCATCAATTGTATATGCAGCATATTCTTTACCGTTAACCATTTTAGTTTGTTCATATGTTAAACGATATTGGAAATTTTGATTTGATTGACTAACTTTTCCATCAGCTGCTTTATCCACAAGTACTGACTGAGATTTACTAATTATGTTTTCAAAAAC